GCCAGAAAGACTCTTCTCTTCATAAGAGGACTCATCATATGAGAATTAAATTGCAGTCAACATAAAGGTTGTAGTTGCTGTAGTGACACCAGCTGCAAACACTGAATCTAACTCCAGTGCAATTGCATCAGTACCATTACATGAAACAAAAATTGACACATTTAACGTCAAACTTGTATTTGTCGCTGTTGTGTTTTTGTATTCAGCAGATGCTCCTGTAACTTCAGGTATCTGCACAACTCCATTCTTTAAAACATCTAAAAAACCAGTACCTAATACATTACTTGTATTAGTCATTTGCACCGAACAATTTAAAATATAATTGCCCGGAGTGGGAACTATTGATCCAGCAGTATTTACTACTCCTAAACCATTAGTCACCGGCAAAGCTGTTGATTTGACTGCTGCCAACAATGGTTGATATGGTGTAGCGGTTGTTAAAACTGCTTGTGAATCAACCAAATAAGTGACACTATTATTCACCGGAGCTTGAGCAAAATTCTCAAGAACAGGTATAGTCAGTTCACATGAATATCTGACATGCAAAGAACACACATTGAATACACTAGCATCTAAGCCTGTGCATCCAACAAAAAAGTTGCCAGCATCGTATGTTTTAATATCACTAGCCCCAGGTAAACCCCCAGGACGAATGAATTTAGCATCCGATTCTTTATGCATCTCTTTTGGACTCAAAACCAACGATTGCCTTTGATAAGGCATTGCTGTTGAGTGTGGGACTTGATCTGCTTGTTGTTGATAAGATCCAGGGGCTGCATCTGACGCATCGTAATCACATGAGAGTATTACCTCTCCTGTACGACCACCATTTGCAAACTGTGAAACTTGTGGAACAACATAGAATTCAAGACTTTGAAAACGATATTTTTCAAAGTTCTTTGCTATTGAAGAAAGCCAAGGAAAAGTTGTTGCTTGACCAGGATTGATAGGATAAGTAGAGAGTATATTGAAAGCAGTACTATCCGGAGATGTAATGATTCCAATGTTCTCATCTTCACAAACTACCATTCTTTGCCTATTGACGCCAAATCCTTTCTTCTGCATTCCTCTTGGAAATGCAGAAAATGATGGACCTGTTGCCAAAGCTCCTTTTCTTTTTCTTCTTCTTTGAATGTTCCTTCTTCTATTTTTGGAAGGCTGATTATTTTGCGCGAGTTTTGGCTCGAACATAAGGTTGCCATGCAACTTTTTACTAATCTGTCTACCATATTGTTGTTTAATTTTATTTAAAGCTTTTTGTGCTTTAGTTAAAGTCATTAATTTATTAAGAACGAATTTGTTCTTTTTAAAATGGGCTGAAATTTTCATTTAAGCACCCTGACAAAACAACAACAAGAAGAAACATTTATGGTTCTAACTAACAATCTCTAATAGGATTATTATAATTGTCAAAAATTTCTTCATATGTAACAAATGCCTCTTCATAAGATTCATATAAGTTACAACGATCACGTAGTGCTTCCATCATATGGAGTATTATGTGATAAACTTTTGGCGTAGAAAGAACTCTAATCATACCACCAAGTCTTTGCATAGCCATAACCGGGCTCAACATATGAGCTCGTTTTTGTCTTAAAGCAAGGACAGCTAACACTTTAGCTTCATTATGATGAATATAAGGTGAAAATTGTGTTGAACAAAAATCCATTTCATCCCAAGAGACAGGCTTTCCAGCCCATTCAATCTTGGCATGAACTGAATTCAAATCCAAATCACTAAAATCACTACTCATAATTAAATCATCTCCATTAATGATAGTAGTATTATTTAAAAAGTAATCATCAAGATTATGAGTATAGTTAGCAAATATCATGTAGAGACGCCACATGATATTGATGACAACAGTAAGGTAATCTCCTGAACCTAGTCCACGTGGAACCAAGTAGAAATCACCATTAACATTGACCATTTTATTGATACTGTTAAACCTAACAGATTCAAACAAACTATCCTCTTCTTGAGTCATACCAGAATACTTCTCTTTGATACAATTATAAACCATGTTCATAAATTCAGCAGACACCGAAGCATCTTGACCTGAAGTATCCGTGCAGTACAAATATTTACGTTTACTAAGTTCATATTTATAAATTGAAAGTGCCCCTTTTTGCATTGGGTCACCAACAGCAGAAATACTACCATCAACACAAAATCGATGGGAGTAAAACTGCTCTATAAAATCTTTAAGAACAATAGTACAAGCATATGTATGTTCTGCAGGAAATGAAGTGAATAATCTTGGTGATTTACCAAGCACTCGAACTTCATCCTTTTGAGAAGCATTAATAATTACATGCTGAGGCCAGCATTCACATTGAGAAATATATTGCTCCAAATATTCCAGCATTTTGGGGTCTTTTCGAGAGAAAACACCAGATGCTTTCGCACCCGTTCCAATAGCTGAAGTTTTGGATATTTCATCAAAAGCTTCTTCATTAGAAAGCATGTGACATTCACCAATCATATTAGTGAAATATGTAATTGCGCGTTTTGCCGCGTCTTTATTTAGAGGGATATCCATGATATCATATTTTGCCAATCTTTCATGTAAGTCATTCAAATTGCCTAAAGGAGAAATTATGTAACCATCACCCATTTGACTATTAAAATCAAATTCTACAGGAACTTGTAAATCAGGAATAAATTGAGATTTTGAGCTCAGTTTTTTCGTGAGAAGAGTTCCTATATAAGGGAGATTATCATAAATTCTTACCTTTTTAGGTCTTAAATTTGTGATTGGATAAATCGAATGACTTAAAGAAAAAGTTGAGAGTCAGCAAACTCACGCATTAACTGCGCAGTAAACGGAACTCCAATGCAAACTCTGGAAGCAGTGCGATTGATTGCGACATGAATTCCTATTATAGAACCCGAGTCAGCATCAACAAGCGCTTGCCCACAGTCTCCTCTAACTGAATCACCCGTATACTGTAATCGTCCTTCTTTTTCAAGAAATTCAATTGCAGACACCTGGATAAACGAATTAGCCATGATGACACCAGTCGTATGAGTGTTCGCTACATTAAATTTTACTTTAACATAAGGAACAACATCATCCAACTGATATAATACGAGATGATCCACTAGACCAAGGGTTTCACCAAATGTTCTCACAAATTTGCAAGAAATATCTTTCTTTCTATTAGAATTAGAATTTCGGTTTTTACCGATAAGTCTAATAGAAGAAAATTGTGGATAATGCCCTGGAGCTAGAAGATAAGAACTTGACACTAACATACCATATCCTATAATGTCACTGCCCATTTTACAATGGACAATGTTTTCACCATAAGAATTTAAAGGTACCTTGGAATGATAATCAATAGGAAAACCATTTTCATACACTGTAAATGATTCAGTTACTGGTTGCATTCCACGAAATTTTGGAAAATAAAATTCTCCTTGTTTCTTAGATGTCACTTTCTTCTTTTGTTGTGGTTTTTTCTCTACAACAAGATCAATAAGCGTTGCCAAGCGTTTCTCATAATCACGATTAAGATTAGCTATAGAATTTTGATATTCTTTAACTTTTTTCAATCTTTGCGCATTTACAGGATTACGTTTAATCTTAGACACTAAACTAACAAGTTTTGCTTTTTTAGAATGGTACTCATCGTCCCATTTAGGAAGATTTTTTGGAGTATAAAACTCCTCATTTTCCTCAGCAATTTCAGCCCATAACTTACCACCACGCTCCTCAAGAGTTTCCTCCCATTGAGACGCAATTTCATTACGTTCAGCACGTTCACGTAAAGCTTCTTCTCTCCAATCATCAGTCATATCATTCTCCTCATAGTTGAACTTTGGCTTAGATTTTGGATTAGCTATACGTTTTTTAACGTTCTTATTAGAATGTTTTTCCACCAATTTATGGAAAAACCTACATGTATTAAGATCACGATAACGACATTTGTCACCGTGAGGACAAGGCTTAGGCTTCAAAATACCTGGCTTAACAGCAGCTCTAGAAGAAACTTTCTTCTCTAGAGGAGCTTGCCCTGGTTTTGAAGTTACCTTAGGTTTTTTAAAGGTCGCTTTTGTTTTTTTAGAAACAACTGCGTTATCTTTAACAACCTCAGGTTCAATAACTTTCTTTTGTCTTGGTGCTCTTTTACGCTTAGACTTTGTAGTCTTAAGTTTCAAAGCACGATCATCCATGATACTCGTACTATGTTTTTCAATAGCAGCATCAAGACTTGTTGCACGTAAAGCCTGAGTGAATTTTTCACGCTCAGATTTATCAAGACCATTATAAAAACGCTTAGCTTTTCCTGTCGCCGAAGCTACAGAATAAGCACGCACATTTATACAGATCAATAATGCAGCACAAAGAGAAGTAAATGAAGTAATAGACATGGCAGTGAAGCTAAGGATAGAAAAAATGTCATCAGAAACATCATCACTATCTTCTTTTGCTTCATTCTTATTACGAGTGATCAAACCCCAAGCATTTTGGATAACAAGAGAAACCATTAAAGTTGTCAAGCTCTGCCCACCAATGATACCTAAAATACCATCAAGAGGAAAAACTGAACTAACTTGTTGCTTCTCATTATTAGTTTGATCCAAATAATAACAAATTGCATTGTCATACAATCTCTTGTGATTAACTAAAATAAGTGCTAAAGCACTTAAGTAGCCAATTACTCGAGGATTCTTCTTTGCATATTCAAATGCTCTGGAAAGGAAATCTTTCATAATATCCATAAATCCAGTTAGAAGAGGATTCGAAGAAATTGAAGAGCCTAAATCAAGACAAGTGTTTAAAAAACCCTTGATATGATCAATAGTAATTGATAACATAGAATTATCAATAATTGGACCTTCAATTGGAACTTCTGCAGCAGGAAAATTCCTAATAACAGCGTTCTTTATCTTCAAATCAATTGTTTCCTTATTATCTGAGAAGTGAATTTCAGTTTTATTTGAAAGTGCTTCTTTAATGAGAGGTACGACTTCATAAGCCTCCTGACATCCAGATCCAAGGGAAACTCTTGGTTTTTGTTGCTTTTCATCCAAAACCATGTTTTGTTCAGGAACCATATCCTGATTTGCAACAACAATAATTTCTTCCACAACTTCCTTCTTCTCCTCACTCTTTAATTTTGCTCCTTGAGTCAATAGACTATCATATAGTCCATAACAATAAAAAGCTTCATTATCAGAATAACGAGAACCAGCTGTTTCAATTTCTTGAACAGCCACAGAAGTAGGACAAATACACTTGGCAATAAGACATAAACATCCTAAACACTTCTCATGATTAGCCAAAATTGGTAAATCAGCGACAAGTTTGCCAGAGTAAGAAATTTGTAACCTTTTATGAGCTCCAAACATACGAGAAATAGGAAAATAACCAGGCATCACATAGATTTCTGAGTCATCAACTGTTTTTTCTTTTGTAGAAAAGAGATCAACAAGCTTGAGTTTAGGACGCATAATTAAAGTTGGTGCAAAATGACAAGAAGGAGGAGTCTTCATAGACCCACCCAAACTCTTGAAAATATTTGCTATACTTTTATTATACTTAATATAAACACAAGTGTTACGTGCTGCTACTGCCCAAGTAGCTTTATTAGAGAATCCAGTCACATTAGTGAGTGAATCTCCACAAGAAATAAGATTAGATGCTAGACTATGATAGTCTGACACAATACCACCAGCAGTCATAAAAGAAGAAATGTGTTTTTCAATGCCATTATAAACAGGAGGAGAGGTAATAGTGAGAGCTGCCATTTTAAGGCTAACTCGATCACAAAACTTCAAATCCTCACCAATTGTAAGACAAGTAAATTCACGTTTTGTTCCTTCAAAATTGCAAGATGGACACGAAGAGTTTTTACAAAC